TGCACCTCACTTCATATCTCCGCGAGCGTAGCGAGCCAATCTTCTTTATTCCTCCACCCCCACCCTCCTCCTAGTTTCTACCCCCCTTATTATCAGTCTAGTAACTTTTTCACACTGATCCAGTTTCAGTTTAGTTTCAGTTTTGGGTAATGCGTGCGCATAGGTTTAAGTAAAAACGGCTTTTAGGGGTAATTATGCGACCAATCAATGTCACATTATGCAGCACTACCTGGGAACTTGCCAAACAAAAGGCGAACTTTAGCGGTTGGGTGCGTCGTAAGTTGTCAGAAGAGGTTCAGAACTCTGACATTAAGTATGAATATATTTGTGAGAAGTGCATTAAAATGACATTAAGAGGGCCTTCACATGTTCAAGGGATCCTTTCATACATCAGTTGTTTAGAATGTGGTGGAGTTGCATGGAGAGACGGGGTGGTTAGATGAAGTGTTTTGATTGTGGATCTAATTGTCTGACTGTTTATTGTATTGATACCAGGGCAATGGGAAATTCATATCGCTGGGTTATCTCTCCTAACGCCCTGGACAAGATAATGATGGTCAGAAAGGATTGTATGAATTGCGAATGGCATTCACACCCCACTAAGATACCAGGGGCGATTGAATGATAACCTGGTTCTGTAAATGGTGGTTAGCCATAGAATTGTGTAATCAATACATGAAAGGCTGGGAACATGGTGTCGATCAACAACGTGAGGAACCAGAAACTTGTAATCATTATAGGACGTTAAACTACTGGGGCGATGAAGAATGAGTGATATGGCTAAACCTTGTCCTAAATGTAATCAGTATTATCCAGGGGATTGTTTTCATAGCGGTTGTAAATGGGATTTGTGTCTTTGCGATGGTTGCAAGATACATTTCAGCATCGAACAAGATGATGATTAAATGATCCTGGTACTTCCGAGCGCGGATTGCTCGTAAGCCATTATTGCAGGCGTGTAGAGATCGGTTACAGGATTATAAATTCCACGTGCATTGAGTTCAGCGGAATGCGTTCCAAGTTTCTCACCTAACCAAGCGCCAGTTTCTGCCGCTGATATGATGAGTCTTAGCGGTCCCGGCAGAATTTTGCCACCCGCGTTCGATAGAATATACAAATAGTAAAGAAACTCCAAAGGCGCTTGAAGATCCTCTGGAGACTCGAGGGTGAATTCCAATCTGCTCACACCTGTTGAGAGAGTTCTACTGATCTTTTCAGACGCATCATGTATTCGACGTCTGGTTCCATTCCAAATTTACCTGGTATTATTACTCTCGATGCTGGAACTGTGATCGATGTTTGAGCAACTCCTAATGGAAGTATCATTTTCATGACGTACAAGGTGTCGCTTGCTGTAGGAGACAAAGAACCGGTTTGGCGATTAACCAGGGGTTGTTGAACTCCAAAGGAATTTGGTGTAATGTTTATGTTTGGAACTAATAATTCAGATTCAGCGAATATTACAGTCTCCCAATTTTGTTGAGCAGCAGTTCCGAGCAATCCCTGGGCAGAAGCACCAACAATGTTTAGCGCGACTGATGCAGGTGTTAATGGGATGGATGAAACAATAGTGTATAGAATAGATCCTTCGCCTCCTAATTCGTTATTAAATGCGCCTTGTTGAATCATTCCCGCCAGTGGATAGAATGTTTTCATATCTCTAACGTAACCAGATAGGTCGATTGTTCCAGTCCAGAATGCGTTCAAGCCTAATGCTGGATCAGTTTGCCAGCCATTAGCCAAGGTGAGGTTAGTCCAAAGTGGATCAACATTAGCCTTCGATAAGTTACAATGAGGAATTTCTAATTTAAGTGTACGGGTTTCTTCGCTCTCCATAATATCATCTCATCTTCTTTGCTACTTTATGTGCTTCCTTCTGGGCTCGCTTGAATCCGTTCTTTGCCCAGGCTCCGGACTTGAGTTTGTATTTTCCTGCGACTCGCTTGAAAGCCTTACCGTACTTGATAGAGTAAGCACTTGCTTTCCGCTTGACCTTCTTCTCAATAGGGGCAAGTAATTCACTAGCCGGTGTAGCAATATCAACAGGGACGCCAGCACTCACTAACAACTCCTGAAGAAGTTTACAAGTTTCGCATGCCATAAGGAATCCTTCCTCATTGGTCTGCGGTACTCTGGATTGCAATTGCCATCCAATCTTTAGTCGATAGTTTTACAACTCTGCATCGAACTCTAGCAGTTAGGAAATTTTCAGTTAATGTGGCAGCACCGTCAATACCTGAAGTAATAAACAGAGAATCATTGACAACCAAGAAAGCCTCTGACAAGTTAGTAGGACCAAAGTTGTCTGGGAAGAGATCAGTTGTATGAGTACCAACGTTATTTGAGAAGTCAATGTTCAAGGCTCCAGATGCAACTAAACTATGATTGTCTCCTCTAACAAATGCAGATCCAGGGTTCTGGTCTACAAGTTGAGCGTTCAATGCACAGTCTCCGGCAACCATTTGAGAAAGTCGAGCACCGAAGTCTGCTCCACCTTGCCAGATGAAATCTACTGATTCTACTGCAATTGCTTGCCCTGTTGGGACATTGACATATGCTGAGAGATCTATAGTTGCGGTAATTCTAGTACCATCTGCGGAAGCAGCCGGTATGATAGCGGTTTCAGTCAGGTAAAATGAGCCGGTTACGGATTTGGTCATACCCAAGGCTGGGCTCGACGGTGTATAAAGTAAACCTGCTGTACTTTCTGCACCTCACTTCATATCTCCGCGAGCGTAGCGAGCCAATCTTCTTTATTCCTCCACCCCCACCCTCCTCCTAGTTTCTACCCCCCTTATTATCAGTCTAGTAACTTTTTCACACTGATCCAGTTTCAGTTTAGTTTCAGTTTT